CCTCGTCACGCTCGGGGCCGGGCATACCGCCCATCCGAGCCAAGAAGGACGCCCGGCGCGGGTTGTCGCCCGCCTTTACCGGGGCCTTCAGGTTCATTCCCTCGGCCTTGGCAGACGCGCGGCCTTTGGCGTTTAAGCCGCCCTTTGGGTTTTTCCCTTCGGATCGCTGCCAAGCCGGGGTTTTAGCCATCACTTGGCCTTCTTTGCTGTCTTGGCCGAAGCCTTGAATGCAGCCGCAGTCGGTGCGCCCTTGGTGCCGGGCTTGCGCATCTTCTCGCCCGATCCGGCCTTGATGCGCTCACGCTTTGCGTGAATTGCAGCGTAAAGACCCTTGGCCATTACTTCTTCGCCTTCATCATGCACTTTCCCATTGCCTTGCACTTGGCAGGGTTCGGGCAGCCTTTGCACGGGGTGAACTTCACTGGCTTTTTCATTTCTTCTTCGCCTTTCCTGCTTTGCTAAGAGCAATGGCAATCGCCTGCTTTTGCGGCTTGGTCTTCATTTCCGTGCGGATGTTAGCAGAAATCGTCTTAGCAGACGAACCTTTTTTCAGTGGCATGGCGTCACCTGTTCATATAAGTTGACGATGTGTCAACTGAGGAGGGGAAATTGGAAAAATTAGAAGCATGGGTTGCTGGCATCTCCATGATGCTGGCCGAATTGGTACAGAAAGCAGAAGAGGGCGACCGGGCGGCGGTGTCCCAAATCTGCGAAACGATTGAGGGGCAGCTATCACAAGTCATCGCCCTTGCGCCTCAAGATACGCATTGATCTCATCGACCATCTGTTGGTCAACTCTTTGTGATATTTCCGGCGAACCCATCATAAACGCACGCTGATCCCCAGCCGGGGCAGCACCCGCCCCCCTGCGGTTTTCAAAGAAATCGCGCCAAACAAGCTGGCCCGGCAAGTTGCCAAGCCTGCCCTCATAACCGCCGCCGATCTGCCACTCGTAGCTGGGGTGAGGGGTGAAGGCTTCATTCGTCAAGAAATCAGTCGGTCGACCGACACTTAAACCTGTGGCGAACGGGTCAACATCAAGCAGTTCAGGGTCGGTGATGCTGACCCGCGTCCTGCCAATGTCAGGAAAGCCAGCGTTCTTGTACGCCGTCTTGTCCATTTCCTGCCAAACAGCCCAGCGCGTTGAGCCGGGCATGTTCTGTAACGCTTCCGCCACCTTGCCAGACTTCGTTCCGGGCCAAGCCGTTACGCCTAGTGTCTTCATGCGTTCATCAAACTTCTTGGCGGCGTCTTCAGATATCTTTGTCGGGTCAAACTGGGCAAGAGTAGCATCGCGCATAATCGTGCTGAAGTCGCCAGATTGCGCGCCCATAGCGGTATAAACGAGCGCCGGGTCTTCGCCTGCATCAAGGAGGCCGCGAACGGACTTTGCCTTGCGCGACATCGGAGTGAACTCAGACGCCCAAAGGCCGGTTCCCTGCTCCCGCATAAAATCACGCCCGCCCTGTGAACGGACAGGATCGGCAAAGTTGACATCGTCGTATCCGAGGATGTTTGCGCCAGCGATAGTTCTGTCACCATACGCCGGGGTCAGCACGCGGCCCTGCAAGTCTTCAATCCTCATCGCGCGCTCTGGCTCCAAGACGCCAAGAGATTGAACAATGGGCGACACCTCACGCGCTGGGATTGACATTGACGTATCGGATATCGGATGCCACTGCGGCTTTTCATATTTAGGATCACGCCAAGCGGCAGGCGTGCTTAGTGCGATGCGCTCAGATGGTGACAGCCGCAGCCCCGGAATAGGGTTCGCGTATGTCGTCGGCATCTGGCCGGGCTGATTAAGCCGCTCCACGACATCACGACCAACCGCACGCATGGTATCCCCAGCCGCCTGCGTCGTGGGCGAGCCGCCAAGCAGCCCCTCCATCACGGCGGCAGCGGCAGGCGCACCAGCACGCCCAGCAACAACGGCAGGCCCAGTTACGCCAGCAACGCCCGACAACATGTCGCCCAGAGCCGCAAGGCGATCCATCACGCCCATGTTCGGCGACATCATGCGTTCGCCTGCATTCATGGACTGCCCGACAGCTTCGACCGGGTTGAAGATTTGGTTCAGCAGGCCGAGGCGCTGACCAATGCCGCCGACGTTCAAAAGGCTAGGGTCTTGCGCTGGCACGCCACGGGCTTCAGTGTCAGGACGAACACGGCGCACGGGGTAGAGCATGCCGTCGCTACGGCGCTCGTAAAGCACGTTGCCAATCTCGCGCAGGTCTTCAATCGCCATGCTGCCCTCCGGGTTTACGGAACCCTATCACATCACGCAAAGCCTTTCAAATTGCGTCTCAGAGGTGATGACCACTCATCATCCGACACCATCCCGGCCTTGTAGACGGCAACCAAGCCAAAGGCATCGGCGGCATGGCTGGAGAAGTCATGCTCAGGACCAAGCCCGATCCCGCGCACTTCATCTCGCTTTTCGTGATACCAGCCCAGAGCCTCGCGCCCGCCGCGCGTTGTCTCCTCGTTGAAGCGCATTGACGGGAACAGGCGACGGGCTGCATCGATACGCTGCAACGCAGCACCGGCACCTTGGTTTTTCACCAGATCGACCACGAAGCCAGCCTCGCGCAGGTAGGACATGGGCGTGACGGCATAGACGCTATCGTGCTTGCGCCCGTCGTGCGGCAGGACGCAGACAGCCTCCTCGTAGTCATTGGCCCGGAGCCAGTTGACGTGCGCCTCGAAGGGCTGGCCGACTGCCTCGTAATAGTCCAGCACGCGCACCTCGGGGCCGATGAATTGCACGATCCAGATTGCTGTGGCGTCAGACTTTGACGACGTGCCGCCGATGTCCCAGCAGGCGTAGACCTTCATCAGCGGATCGCGCGGGATAAAACCGATCCGGCGCTCAAGCTGGGCGTCTGTCAGATGCTTGGCATAGTACGCGCCTTCGAGGACGGTCGCATATTCGCCTTCCCAGATGTGGCCGTATCTCTCGGGCTGGTTTTCCAAGCAGTCCCGGCGCTCTTGCTCTAGGACGGACGGAAACCACGGATTGTCTGACCAGTTGGCCCGGACAACGACCGATCCTGATGGCGTGACAGGCCCGCGCAGAAGCTGGTCGATAGGATCGGTCGGGCGCGATGGGTTCCAGCTAAACCAAAGCTCAGACTTCTCGGCGCGGATTGTCGGGCGCAGGAGTGAGAGGGATCGGTCGGAGAGGGATTGCGCTTCTTCAACCCAAGCCCGGTCGAAGCCTTCCAGCGATTTCACGCTGTCTGCGGTGTGATCTTGCATCCCTTGGAAGATGATAAGGCCATCTCCCGGCGTTTCGATCACCTCGCGGAATACTTTGAAGCCTTGGGCCTCGCCGAGGTTGTAGGATTGCAGGGTATCTTCGATCAGCTTCTTGGCGGATTGCTTGAGGGACTTTTGCACTTCGCGGATGCAGACGCTGCGATGGCCGGGGAACATCAGATGCTCTTCGGCGAGAAGCCCTGCGAAGAAACGCGACTTGCCCGAGCCACGGCCACCCCATGCGCCTTTGTATCGGGATGGGTTTAGGAGCGGCGCAAAGGCCGCTGCCGTTCTGATTTGCAGGCGGTTCTTAGCCATTATCGTCTTTGGGCTGGACGATAACGCGCTCGATGACCTGCGGCGTCATGCTGCCGTCTGAGGATGTCAGGTCCTGCTCAACCTTGTCGGAATAGCCGTGCTTGGTAAGCATCATCTTAGTGATGGCCGCGTTAAAGACACCGCCGAGACCGCCACGGACCAAGTTTCGCTCTTGTTCTTGAGCGATTTTGTTTAAGATGCCAAAAAATTCGTTCTTTTCGTCCTTCGCCCACAGCCTGAGAGTTTCTCTATGCAGGTTAATATCGCAAGCCAAACCTGCCAAGCTAGGAACTGGATCGTTCGCCTCTCGCCACCCACCATTCGCATAGGCCCAAGCCTTTTCGACGATTTCTGGCGTGTAATTTGATGGCCGTCCGGCTGGCATGTTATCCTCGCTCTGTCGCTTCACGGTGCAGATTGTCTGTCGCGCATCTTAACGCTTTACTGCCAAATATGCAAAGGTTGATCCATAGGCCCGCTTGCAGAAGAGAAGGGCGAGCTTGTCGGTCTCGGCTCTGGCGGCTGCGTGGCGATGAATGCCGCCGCAATGCTGGCCGACATGGTAGACGATGCGGTCGCCCTTCTGCGCCTCGGCCAGCGCGTGGTAGAAGGCATCCGGTTTTGTGTCGCCGGTGATGTAGATCGTGTTGCTCATTCGATCACTCCATCGCTGAGAAAGTCAAAGTCATCTTCCAGATCGGCCTTCGGTCGGCGAACCTGTTTTACCTCTGCGCCGGGGAATGCCAGCTTGGCCGCGTTCACCAGCCCATTGCGATGCTCATGCAGCGCGATGGCCACCTCGCGCATGGTGTGGATGGCGATGCCCGGTCTCTTGGCATAGGCGGCGGGCCATTCACGCCCGTCAGCGATGATGCCGTAGACAGTGCCTTCATACTCATGCTCCCAGATATCAGGGTCCGACACAGGCCGACCGAGGCTGACGGCTTCGGCATCCATCGATGCAAGCCCGCGCAGGCAGACCTCCACCCAGAACTTCACCTTGTCGGGATCATGGACATCGATGGCTCCGTTCAGGCCAGCCATTGCCTTGCCCCACTTTGCCGCGCTCTCGACCGAGACAAGCTCGGGCAGGCGGTCCACGCCCCACTTGCGATCCATCTCTCTGACAGCCGCGTCGAAGGGTGCCAGCGCGAGGTCCGATTTGATCTCATTGGCCGTCGCTCCTTTGTGCAGGATGCGGTCATCTTTTTTCTGGCGTGTTGGTCTCTGTGCCATCGCTTTGCTCCTCTGGTTTCCTCACTCTCACCTCACCTCACATAACCAAC